AAATGTTTCGGAGGCTGTGCTTGGTGACGTCAAGCAGATATGCGCCTTAGTGGATTATGGGTATGACAACGACTATCTGGACATCTCAGCTCCCGACAGTAAAGAACCTAATTGGGTCAAAGTTACCGGCGGAGTTTCAAGTGGTAAGCGAGACACATCTCCGGACGGCAACTGTTGGAGCTGGATAGTGATACGCACAACACAGCGTCTCTTGGCAAAGATTGGGGTATATTTTGTTTTTTGGGTTAGGGGAGATGACATAGACATAGCTGTCACTGCAGAGTCGGACGCTCGTGCCGTAATATCAGTGTTAGACTCTATGGGCATGCAGCGTTCAAAGGGGAAGTTTTCTATTTTGGCGGGGGCGACTGAGTTCTTGCGTGTGCTCTATACGGAGGATGGGGCTTTTGGCTATCCTGCCCGGGCTGCGGTTGGCCTTATATCGCGGAAACCTTGGGGTTCACAGTCATTTCAAATGGAGTCAGTGATACAGCAGCAGTTTGAGGCACTACGAACCGTGCAAAGACGAGGACTGGAAGTGCGACAACTTGAGAATGCAATAGCACTTGCATGGTCTAGGTTTAGGCATGCCTCAACCAATTGGCTAGCGCTCCCCGTATCTCTAGGTGGCCTGGGACTGATGGAATGGAGGTATAAGCTTCCTGCTGACAGGAAAACTTTCGTCGAAACTAAGCCCACCATTACCCTTCCGTCAGCTGACTTGCATTGGCGCGCAGCACTGGCGACGCGCGCAGCTGAGCGTCTTGGGGTCGGGCTAGACAACACAGCGGCATCAGTAGTGGCTGAGATGCAAGCAGCGGGAGTTGTGACTAGTAACGATATGGTTGCCACATCCGTAGCATTGCGCTCACATACCAAGTTGATCTATCCAAGCGTCACTTGGAGGCAGGAAGCACCCGGGTACATGGAGAATTTAATAGACACATATGTGGTGGACCCTCGTGTGGGGACGGTTGTTCCTGATCTTCCGTTTGTGAATGCAGAGGCGAGCGCGGTGCGAGCACAGGTGGACATGTTTTTGGGGGCGGGGGGTACAATTTTACAACCGAATGCGGAGTATTTCGAAGCTAAAGCAAATGAGCGATGGTGGGTACGTCGGGGCCTATCATCAATTCAAGCCAGTCAGGTGGCAAGTGAATCAATCCCCGAG